TGTTCTGTATTTCGCCTGCCTTGCGGGTAGCGTTACCGAGTTGGCCCTGTAAACCTTTAGACATTTCGGCGGCCCTACCTAGATCCATAACCTGGCTTAACTGGGGGTTAGCCGTCATCGTCTGCATAGCGTCGGCCGCGCTGCGGTTTCTTAACGTGTTTTTCATCTTATCAGTCGCCGCGTCCTCCATTTCCATTTGGTTTAGCGGGTCTAGGTTCGCGTTGAAGAACTTCTTTTTCGCAAGCCCGACTTTGGCGTTGACTTCTTCGGCTGCTGATGTGTGTTGTTTTGGTGAACTGCCGCCCATTACAAACCTCGTGTGTAAACTATCGTATCTACTTGCCACCCATTTTTAGTAAAAAAATCAATAGGGGCGTCTGTCTTAGATTGAAACTGTATTTTGTTTAACCCTGCTTTTTTCGCTTCTGTGCAGAAAAAAGGTACGTGCTTAATTCCGTTAGCGCCCCCTCTTTTTTTTGCCCACGCGATCCAGATAAAAAATATTTTGTCCTTGCTGTATTCGTCGTAGAGAACGTTAGTAACTAAAAAACCTTCGTCGGTTGTCCATAAGACCGCGTCGCCGTTTACGCACTTTGCATAAACATCTTCTGGTCTGTAAGTTAACTGCGGTTGCGCCGCTAGCAGCTCTTCTATACCAGGCCTGACCCAGTTCCACTCGTCGCGTATATCACTAACGGATGGATCGGTAACCGCGTCTATATCGCCTGCTTTTAATTCCGCCATAATTTACTTTCCTTGCTACTCCTGTGTCAGCTGATCGTGCGCGTCTTTCTGCGTCAACGAGCTGCTCTGTGAATAAAGACCCGTAAACACTGGCGGCTGAATAATCAGTCCAGTCCTTGCTAGGTAGTCGTAATAATCTAAACAGCGCGCCGTTGATGATTGTGTCGCGATAATCATTCATCACGTCGTCATCACAGCTTGTGCTAGTGTGAGTAGGTTTCAATATAAGGCGTAACAAGAGCGCATCTGTAGCGCCGGTAGATGGAGCTGGTGCAATACGAACTGTGCTTGAGCTTGTCTTAACGTAATACTGAGGCTCGCCGGGCTCTGTGCGCCACTTAGGTAGGCGCTGATCAAGTAACGCGGGGGTGATGGGCTCTAGGTCGACGCCGTTGTACTGTATAGAAAGTATTTTTTCTATCGCTGTGTCAGCGGGCGCGGTCAGCGTGTAGTCATACACACCGCTGGTTGACGCTATAATCTGCTCTGTTTGATAAACCTCAGACTTCTCGCACAGCTCTACCACAGCTGAACGGATGCTGTTCTCGATCAGCGTGTCTGAACAAGCAGGAACCATTGGTATAATGCTGGGTAAAAGTGCTTCGTAAAGCGTGTTACTGGACTCATTATTGTCAACTGGCGCTGCTGCGTCTGTAGTAAAAGAGCCCGAGTGCGTAACGGCTGAGTCATTCCCCGCTGCATCCTTATGGACGAAGTGGAAATACTGTAAGGTGCTGGTGGGTAGTCCTGTTGCGTAGACAACCTTTTCGCCTGTCGAGCTGACTGCCTGTGTAGCGCCTGTACTCAAGACTGTTGCTTGAACGGTCGTAGGGCTTGTATCTACTAGCCAATACAGCGTACCGTTACCTTCATTTGTAGTGACAGTGCCTGTTGCTGTTGTTGTGCCTGTCTTAGTACCAGTGGGGCTTGATAGGGTGGGCGCTACTTGATCCACTGTCGAGTTGGTTGGGAAAACATCTGTTGATGCTATGTATTTATTACCAGAAGCATCTGTTCCCAGATCCGCTTCATTAGTGTGGACTACGACACTGTCTATGTTTAATGCTTGATCCTGTACAGGGTATGTTCCTCTATTTGAAGGCCAGGGTGAAGTTGCGGTTGTAGGTATTCCACCGTTCCAATATGTAAAGACCATCATTCCGTTAACTGCATCAGTAGCACTGTTCAGTGTTCTGAAAGTAGTCGATGGGTGATTATCTGTCTGCCACCCGTTGTTGTACCACCTCGCCGTTAAAGTGCCGTTGGTCTCTCCTATTTGTTCGTAGGTCAGTTCGTCGTTAATCCAAAGTCTTTTTCTAACCTCTGACGTTACGTCTGTAAGGTAGGCAGAAAATGCAATAAAATTCCATTGGCCTTTTATTAAAACTCTTGAAGTATCGCGGCCTCCTCCTCCAGCTGGTTGGAAATCCTCATCTTGTAAGTTCCACCCTGTCAGTGTTCCGTCACTAAGGTCTGCAAATGGCTGGATTTCCATCTTCCCGCCGGTCTCGTCTCTAGTAAAACGAAGCGTCTTTAAAAAACCTGGTGTTGCTCTGAAATCAAAATCCGCAGGGACATACATCCACACCCCAGCGTGCATCGTTTGGCCTTTGCCCAAAGGTGTGTCAAAGCTGAGTCCACCCCCAAACTGCCCTGTGGTTGGTCTACTACCCCATGACCAGTACGGGCCTTCTGCAGCAAGGCCATCCCAACCTTGTGCTATAACTAGGCGAGCAGAGCTGTCTCTTAGCCCGCCACGGGTAATGCCTGTATCACCCTCTGTTCCGTAACCCGCTAAGTCACCTCTACCCTTCTCTCCCCAATAGCTGAATTTCTTATTATCAGGGGTAATAGGGTTTTGTACATTCAGGTCGCCAGAGAATTTACCAATGTTCTGCCCGTCTGTTAAGCCAGAAAAATCTCTTTCTAATGTATCCCAGTTAATTGCCATACTCTATCCTAACGTTACACGGGAACGCCTGTAGGCATCATTGAACCTGTCGGTTGGTTAGGAGTAGTTTGTACGTCAACCGCGCCTTTACCTAGTACAGATGAGCTGAACAGTTGGTAGTGCGTTTGCGCGCGCTGAGAATTAGCCGCAAAATCCGCATCTTTCATATATGCCATGTACAAAACGTAGTTAAGCACTGCGTTAGCGTAGATGTCAGGGATACTTAAATCTCCGCCTTCAGAAACGATAGACGGGTTAGCGGAGTAAATAATTTCTAAGAAACTACTAGTGCCGTCCACGCCTGGATACACGTAAAAATTACGTGGGTTGGCCTCATCATAAACATAGTGTTTGACGATAGTCGTATGCGCCGCGTCAGTGCTAGCTGATAAAGTTGCGTCGTGCCAGTTGGGCGTTTGTGAGTCGAGTACTTCTCGGTCTACTAACCGTACAGCTCGTTTGCCTGTAGCACTTCCTGTAGCGTCCGACATATTTCGGACTACTTTTAGCAGTCGGTTGCCTGCGCTGGGTATGTCCTGCTTTGTACCTGCTACCAGCGTGATAGTCGCGTTGACTGCAGAAGCGTCAGGCTTCATTAGCGATACTTCTCGTTGCGCGTCGTTAACCCAGGATACTAGTTCGGCTGTTACTGGCCATCTAACGCCTGTAGTATCTTGTAAAGTTATCTGCGCTCGGTCTATTACGCTGTTTACTGTAACTGCCATTTTGAACCTCTACGAATTGAGTACTGATTCCCACGCAGCTTCGCGCTCTTGGGTTGATACAGTTTTACCCATCGCGTTGTTCACTGCTGCTGCTTTTGGGCTGCCGTCTGCTTTAAAATTTTTCGGGTCGCCGTCCTCCATAATCTGCGCTAGCGTATCTTCAAGAGACGCCGCTTCGGCTTCCTCTTTAGGTTTCGCTTCTACCTTTTGCTCTTGGTAGGCTCGCGCGCCTTTAGAGATTGCTATGCTGGCCATAACATCGCTGACTTCTACAGGCTGGTGCGGCTGTAACGCGATGCTGTGCCCTGATGAGCTGTTTACTTTTAGAAAAACATCACTGACTATTTTCATCGTTTTCTCGCTCGTGAGTACCCGCGTTTATTTTTCTCGCTGGCTTTCTTAGTGGTTGTTGGTCGTGTTCTCGCTCGTGAGTATCCGCGTTTATTTTTTTCAGCGTCTTTCTTAGTGGTTGTAGAACTGCCACCGCCGTATTTAGCTCGTATGTTGTTCTTTTTAACGGCTTCGTTGTTACCTTTCGTTGTATCTTTGATATTTGCTCCTGTCATATCAAACAGGCTGTTGTTTTTCGCCTGGTTTTTGGACGGTCTCGCTATGCCCGGCTTGCCTTCGATAGTGTTAGTTCGATTTTTAGCGGGCTTTCTTATACCAATAGGTGCCTCTTTTACAGGCTTGGCTTTTGTAACGACTTTTTTAACGACTTTTTTAACGACTTTTTTGGCTGGTTTACTTTCTACTACTTTTACTTTTTTCGCGCGTGCGGCTTTGGCTTTTTTATATGAAGCGCGTGCATTTGCTAATACTCTCTTTCGATGTACTGTAGATCCCACGGTAGCTACCTCTATATATATATTAAAAAGAACCCCCTCCGAAGAGGGGGACTTAAGAAAGATACTTAGAATGCAGTATCGAGAGTGATAACACCGAAATCTTGTTCGCCTACATCAACGTCGCTGTTGTACACGGGCTTTAAGAAACCGAAGATTTTACCGATGCTGATACCGTGCTGGTTACCGTAATCGAATGTTTCTTCTTCGATGGTAGGTAAGCCGATGTCGGCCATAGCAAGAGCTTGAGCACCACAGAACAATGCACGTGCACCGTCTATGGCACTGCCTGCGCCCCATTTAGAGCCGTCAGCAGCGCCACTTGTGTTAAACACGTGGCGGAACTCGTGGATCATGACGCCGTCAACTAACACGCTCGACGTGCCTGAGAACAATGAGTTTGAGTTACCGCGTACACCCGCGTTACGGACGTTAGCTAGGAACTCAGAGTCGAGTTTCAAGCCTGCCATCTGTTGTGGGGTCACAAACATATGGTAGATTTCTTCGTTACCTGAAGAGCGAATGCCTCGGATATAATGGTCTTTAGCATAGGCCTTAGTCTCAACAATCGTGCGATAACCTAGGGTGTTTGTTTCACCTAGGGTGGCGTTAGTGAGGGTGTCTGAGATACCCGCGTCTAGTCCAGTTCCCGTGGCGACTAAGCTACGCTTAGAAGTTGGGTCAGTTACGGCGGCGAAGTCAAGACTAGATAAAGCACCCCCAGCTACAGCAGTATTAGTAGGACGTGTGCCACCATTGTTTTTATAGGTGTATTCAACACCAGATAAAGTCAAGAATGCCAACTGGTCGATACGATCAGCCATAGCGTAGGCTAGTGCGTCGCGAGACTGCTCACGGAAATTAACTACTGTTTTTTGGTCTGTTAAACGACCGGCCAAACGGTTAGCAAAGCGCAACTGATCGATTTTAATAACTTGATCGTATGCGCGAAGTGCTTCTTCGTTATTTTCTAACTGGTGGTCACCAGTGATACCGTCGCCCGTCATATCGGCGAGTAATGTGATAACCGCTTGTGTGCCTTTTTGACTTTTAGTCAGTTCGGTCACGCGCTGAACCATAGCGTTTGAACCGCTACCAGCGAATTGGTTGATGAATGACATGTTGCGCGCGGTTTTCCAGAAATCGCGTGACCATGCTGTTAATTGGTTGTCGTTCAAAGTAGCGAAGTTTGTTAAAGCCATGAGATAGAACTCCAAAAAGTAATCGAATAAAAGTGCGTGGCAAAACGCCACAGTTTTTTAGCCGACTTAAGGAGCGGCTAATCCGTTCCCCGTATCGTAGGGCGACGAACTAGCGCTTATTAACGAGGGACGACCTCGACAAGTTTTACGCCTGTGCAGGCGAGGGATACGTTTTTTACGGCTACGGGCCGACCGCATATCGTAGCGGTGTACGAGTGTTCAAGCGGATATTAGCACCACTAATATCTGTCTGCAAACCATTGAAGCGTTTTTTATTACCACTTAGCTTTGTCGGCCCAATAAGCCGCTGATAACTTGCCTTTAGCTATATTTTTACCATGTCGGGCCTTAAACGATTTGCGTTTCGCTGTCATCTTAGCCGACTCCCCTGCTTTGGGTTTGCCAGCCGTGCTTGCGCCCTGCTCCCCAAAACGAATCGTCTTAATAGTGTCACCTTGTTTAGCCACAACAACATGAGACTTTTTAGGGTGGCTGGGTGTACGTTTAGGCTTGTTGTAGCCTGAGACTCCTGCTCTGGCTAATCGTGGGTCTTTCTTAGTTGGCATGATTTAACTCTCCTCGAACTCAGTGTTGGCTATAACTAGTGTAGTTTTGAGCCACTCCAAAACCCCAACAACTTCTGTGGGTGAGACATTGCCGTTTTCTGCGGCTTTGGCTATTACATCGTAAATCGCGTAGTACAAGTCATCGGCTGCCGTGTTACTAAATTGAAACTCGGCGTGGTTTGTAATGTCTTGTATATCTGCCATAACAACCTCTCTTAATTTGGGTGGCTCTAACTAGTAGTGCTATACGATGTCGCCGCGTAGTCGCTTCAATGTTGAAGCAGGCAGCGCGTTAAACTCGTCCTCCGTCATAGTGTTCAGATCCACTCCTTTTTCGCCGTGGTTAGCAGCGCTCTCACCTGGTAGGGCGGGCGGCTGCGATTCGGCAGCTTTTAACTTCTTACTAACTTGCGCGCGTTTTTTAGCCACTTCATCAACCGGTTTTTTTACGGTTTTTGTAGGGGCTTCAGTATCAGCCGGTGCGTCGAGGCTGTTCTCCATAACGACAAACTTTACGGCTTTACCGAGCGCATCGACCGCGTTCTCGCCGTTCGTAATAAAGGCGTTACGTAACGTAACAACTTCGTTAGTAAGCGTCTCGTTAAACTCAGGTGCGTTCGGGTTAAACGTTGGGTAGGTCTCGGCAACCGCATTAGCTGCAGTTTGAAGGGCTGTCATTTGGCGATCGTTCTGTACCGTCTCCGACATCTCTTTTCGCATGTCGTGTTCGATTTGCGTTTTCTCGGCCGCACGTATCTCGCGTCGCAGTGCTACTGCCTTGTCGGTTTCACCATCTAACACAAGCGTCTGGTACTCGAGTTCTTTTTCGTCGAACTCATACGTCTCGGGCGCGGTTTCTTCCGCTTCTTTAGCGGCGTTAATCGCGTCGAGCTGCTGCTGCAGTGCTTTTTGCTTAGCTAACACTTCGTCGAGGCGTGCTTTTGGAACCATAGGTTTAGTAGCGGGTTTTTCTTCGGCTACCGGCTCTTCGGCTTCTGGTTCTGGTTCTTCTTCCTCAAGCTCGGCGGCTTCGGGTAGCTCTTCTTCGGCTTCTTCTTCGGCTTCGGCTTCTTCTTCGGCCTCGGCTTCTTTGGCTTCAGGTTCTTCGAGCTCGGCTTGCGTTACTTCTTCTTCGTCGCTTTCTGGCGTTTCAGCCATCGCATCGAGCGCGTTGAAATCAAGGCGGTCATCTTGTAGCTCAGAATCTTGCTCTGCGCCGGGCATACCGTCAAAAACGGCGTCTGGTTTTTTGTCACTCATGTAGAACTCCTATTGTTGTTCCTTGGGGGTGGTTTTAGGTGGTGGTGGGTTACTACTTTTCGCTTGTTGCATTGCAGTAGTCGCAATTTTTGTAGCAGCGGACGTTTGTGCCTGGGACTGTCGTATGGCGTTAGTCTCGCCTGACAGGTCACGTCGTAGCTGTAACTGTTCGCGGTTCATGTCGAGTTTCGTCTGCAGCTCTGCCATACGGATCTGAATATCGGCGTCGGTGCTTTCTGCTTTAGCGTCATTCAGCTCTGTCTCAGACTGCATCTTCATCACTTCAGCCTGCATTTTCGCCAGCTCAAGTTGTATCTGACTCATCTCAAGCTGCTGCTGCTGCTGCATGGCTTCAGCCTGCTCTGGAGTCGGCGGCTCTTGCCCGGTCATTGTGCGGATGCGTTTAGCCAACTCTGCTTTTCTGGATAAGTGACTGTACTCAACGATAGCGTCGTCGGGCACCATGACACCAGCTTGGCGCAGGCTAATAGCTTCAGCGAACTGCACTTCATCAAATGAGTCCCGCGCAGGTGCAGTGCTGACTATCACGTCGTACTCGCCTAGCGTAAGGTTGTTTATCACCTCGCCTTCTGGCGTCATCTGGTTGATGACCATGTCCTCGCGGGGCTTCATCGGGTCGTCTTCGTTGGTGATTTTGATGACGCGCTCTTCGCTGTAAAACACCTGTACCAGCTCGAGTACGCGTTCGGCTAAGTATTGGCGGGTCTTGCGTAAGTTATCCAGCGGCACTTGGATCATGATCGCGCCACGATTCTGCTTAGCTTGAATCGCAACACCTGATACTTCGGCGCTGTCTGTGCCGAGCATAGAGTCGTTCACGCCTGATATAGTTTTGATGTTCGCTGCTGCTTTTTGCGCGATGCGATCAAGACCTGTGGGGATTTGGTTAGGCTGTATCTTCAATGGAGGCTGCGTACCGCGCGCGTACTCCAGCACCAAACCGGTCTCAGCGCCATGCTCTTCGAGATCATCGGCAGTCATACCAACAAGTGAGCCAGCCTCTACCATCCAACCGCTGTTTGCGGTCGTGTTGACGATGTGAAGTTCCTGGGACGCGATCTTGTTCAGCTGTTCTTGAGGCGATAGCAAGTTTCGCACTACGCCGAAGGGTCGGCCCCGTCTGAAATAACAGAAGTAAGGCACGAGGGTAAACTCTTTATAAGGCGACCACTCATCGTGCAGCACGACCTTGTCGCACGTCACTGTCCAGCGCACGCGCTTCTTCATTTTCGTGTAGAGCTCTAAATTGTACTTAGTCGCGAACTTCTTACTCTTCGCGTCGCCCCACGATTCGGGTGCCTCTCGCTGGTCTCCAGTCTCAAGATCAATAAAACAGGTGACTTTAGCGAGCTTCTTATACTGACGCTCAATAATCCGCAGCGCGTTGACGTTGCGGTAGTCGTCTTCTCCGGGTGTACCTGCGCCAAAATAACCGTCGTGGTTTTCTGTGTCGCCAAAACGTTGCTCTTCGTACTCAACGGAGTCTGGCCCGTAGCTGTTGCCGTTTTCAGCGATAAACCGCAACTGTTCGGCTTTCTTCTTGCCGTACCGCTCTTCTATCTCATCGAGCGTCATCCATTTAGTTTCGAACACTTCATTCCAAGTCTTTGGATCTGCATCTTTAGCATCCGGGTCGATAATAATGTCGAGCGGGTCTTTAGCCGTGATGCGTACTTCGCCCTCGATGTGGTCTGAGAAGTCAATGCGTACGTCAAAGTAACCACGGCCATCCATGATTAAGCCGTCACTAAACACCTGCTGCTCAACCCAGTCGAGTTTATTGTTATCAGCAATCTGCATGTACAGTTTGGTTAGGGTGTGTGCAACGTCTTCTGTGCCTCGGCGGCGTGCTTTGAACTGTATATCAGCGCGTCGGCTGGACTGCTCACCTAGTATGGTGTTTACCGTTGGCAGTATCGTGTTCACGGTTAACGCTGGGCGGCCTTCTGCATCGAGTTCTGCTACGTCGAACGCGTCCCACTGATCGCCCTGGTAATAGGAGTCGCACTTCTGCGCCATTTCCACGTAGTCAATATGCCCGTTATCTCGGGCGCGTGTATAGCGAGACCACTGCGTGCTCGTGATGCTTTCTTCTTGTTCAGGAGTCATTCGTTTTTGTTTAGAGTATTGCATTACTAGGCGCTCATTGCGGATTTAGTTCGTCGGGGGTTCATTAGACCCGGCAGCTTGTCCCGCCATGAAGGCGGGTGGACAATTGTTTCGTGGAACGTGGCGAACTCGGCCATCATCAGACCTAGCCATGACAGCGTATCGACCTGGTCATCGTGGACGCCGTTCGGGAACCGAAGTAACTCGGCTATTAATGGGCCGGTAAAGATTTCGTCGCGGGGGAAAAACACCTTACCCTGCTGCATACGCCCTTGGATGGCCCTGGCACGCGCTTCTTTATCGCGTCGCCCTGTTTTCAAATCTTTAAAATACGCCTCATAGAGTCCGCGTTCTTGTACGCGCTTCTCTAGTAGCGGCCCTAACGCCATCTCAATGTGGCCTTTCTCAATGCCGATCATGGAAGGTTTCCACGTCTCGTAGAGGTCGAGAATCTGTTCGACAATCTCTAAGCCGTCAAAACGGCCGCGTACCACGTCGCACACAAACAAGTTGTCTTCTTCGTCGACGCCGATAATCATTCCGACCGTATAATCGTTGCGGTCGTTCTTACCGATCGCCAAATCCCACGCCGCGTAAAACTTCATGCGGTCGAGGTCTATATCGTCGCGCTCGAAATACTTGATCATGTCGCGTGTGAAATAGTCGCCATCGTCAGCTACTGGGTTCTGCTGGTATAGAGCCGACCAGTCACGCGGGCCGACTGCGCGTTCAATCCGGTGAAGTGCCTCGACGTCGTACCGCTCCGGGTGCAATGCGTCTCCAACGCTGCGAAACTCCTCCGCTTCTTCCGCGATCGCTGGATAACGAACAACCTCCCAGTCATCGCCGCCCTCTTCGCCCTGCGTTAATAGCCGACCAGCAAGGTCGTCATCATGCCAGCGAGTAAGAATAACCAGCACGCCGCCCCCAGGTGCAAGGCGCGTGTACGCTGTTGACGTGTACCAGTCCCAGTTTGAATCTCTGTTGTTTTGGCTCTCAGCATCTTCTCTGTTTTTTACTGGGTCATCGATTAATAAAATATGCGCGCCTTTACCCGTAATACCACCCCCGACGCCTGCAGCAACATAACCACCTCCAGCGGTGGTCAACCACGCTTCTGCGGACTGCGATGTCGGGTCAAGGCGCGACTTAAAAGCGGATTTATAACCGTCTTCGCGCAACATGCCGCGCACTTTCCGACTAAACGCCATCGCTAAGCTGCCGGAGTACGAGCAACTAATAAATTCGTGTTGTGGGTTGCGCCCGATGTGCCAGGCGGGGAACGCCACACTGGCTAATGTGCTTTTCCCGTGTCGCGGCGGCATAAACAGCATTAGTCGGGGGGATTTTTTCTCCTCCACGTCACGCGAGAACTGTTCCAAGCGTTTACAAATGTCTTTATGTACCCATCCGGCTTGGTAGTCGGGGTTAAATCGTTCGACGAAGGGCAACAGTCGTTTTCGAGTGAGCTGTCTGAGCGCAAGTTCTTCCTTTGCTTTCGTCTCAACTGATTTTTCAGCTGGCTTTTCGTCAATTGGGGCGGCTTTTTCTGCCTCATATATTTTGTCGCCTAAGTCCGCTTTGCAATACACGCACAGGCGATCGCTCCCGGAGAACAACGTCTCGGGACGCAGGTTTTTACAGCGTCTACACTCAACTTTGCTCGATGAGATGCGTACCTCCATCGCTTTTTGGCTCTAAATAGTCGGTATCTTTGCCCGCTATCTTCAACAGCTCCGCATCTGACATGCGCTCGAGCTGTTTCGTACCGTGGATGTTGATATTGACCTGCGTGGCGTTTTCGGGGGCGGCCAAACCGTGCAGTTTGACTAGAGAATCGGTGGTGTTTTTCATTTCGGTCGCGTTAGCCGAGGCGGTGTACGCCTCCATGTACATAGTGTGCGCGTTGGTCACCTCAAACTTCACGCTTTCGCGCATTTCTTCACGATACCACTGCAGGGCTTTTTGAACGGCGGGTACTTTGTGGGCCATCGAGGCAGAAGACGCGGACGCGTACCCCGCACCACGACCGGCGGCCGCGATTGTCAT